AGTAAGTGCGGGTGGTAGATATACAGTTACATCAGATTTAAACCCTTCGTATCAAACACTATTTAAAACTTTAGCGTGTCCTTTTTCTTTTGAAATAACTTTTGTAAGTGTCTAATGAATTTTTTAAATAAATGTATTGCTTTGGCTATGTCGTTGGCTTCACGTGGTTTTACAAACAAAAAAGCTTTTGTTTGGGAAAAACAATTACGTGTATTGTCTTGCTTTGGTAACTCATCAATTTCACCTTGCCCAAATTTACTTAAAAGTGAACACCATGGTGGACATTATTGTGGTGGGTGTGGGTGTGGTGATAACACGTATACTCAATTATTAATTAATGGTGAATCTTATTCTAAATTGGATTATCCGTATCTTTCATGTCCATTGAAGATGCCAGGATTTTCTAATTATGAGCCAGCAAACCCTAAAGAAATTGAAGAAAACAATAGAAAAACTCAAATTGAGCTTTATGATATAATGGAACTTGATAAAATTATTGTATCAAATCCAGACCCATCCAATGCAGAATATGAGATTTTTGAGAAAATGGCTAAAATTAAAAGTTCTCAAGAGCCTAAATAATTTTTGTAATGGATCCAACAAACAAAGAAGAATTTATTGGTTTTTGTAAACGAGCCCTAGGCGAACCAGTTGTCACGGTTAATATTGGCTCAACTCAAGCCGATGACCGTTTAGATGACTGTTTAAGCTATCTAATGGAAAAGCATTTTGACTTTGTTCATAGAGCTCTGTTTGCTCATAAAATTACTGCACTCGATTTAACGCGCCAGTATATTGATACTGATACTATTGGTCCTGCACTTGGGTCTAGTGGTGGTTGGCCTAGTTCAGACCATATTTTAACCATTAGTAAAGTTTATCCTATTACTTCAACTGTTGGTGATTATATCTTTGATCTTAGATATCAGTTATCCATGCAGGACTTCTTTGGTATTTTCTTTAATCAGGGTCAAGCATCCTATGGTGCTCTATCAAATTACGAGATGGCAAGAAGTTACATTCAAACCATTGAAATGGATTTTGCATATCCGGTTGCTTATACATTCTCAAAAGCTACATCAAGACTATTTTTAGATACAGGTAAAGACCGATTGTCACCTGGAAATTATTTGATGTTTGAAGCATATGTTGCCATTGACGTAGATTTATATCCAAAAATATGGAAAGACCGTATTTTTAAACGATACTATACGGCTACCCTGAAAAAACAATGGGCACAGAATCTTATGAAGTTTTCTGGTGTTCCGTTACCCGGTGGTGCACAAATGAATGCACCTGCTCTTATGGCTGATGCGCTACGCGAAATAGAAGAGATTGAAGATAAGATAACCAAGATGTACGAGCCACCACCAGATATGCTGATAGGCTAAACCATGACTACCAACCCATATATTCAAGACGATACTGGACAACAAGATTTGATGGAATCTATCACCATCGAAATCATTCAAGGTACCGGAAGAGATGTGGTGTATGTTCCACGTCAATATGCAAATATTGATAAAATCTTTGGTGAAGATATGGGTACTTCGTTTTCTACGTCTTACGTTATCGAAGCGTATATTAAAACTAATACCGGGTTTAAAGGCACTGATATTATTAATCAGTTTGGTATCGAAGTCAAAGATCAACTCACTCTAGTTATTGCAAAGAAAAGATTCAAGGACATAGTAAGTGCAGCTGAACCCACGATTATTCGTCCACGTGAAGGTGACTTAATTTATTTTCCTTTGTCCAAAAGTATATTTGAAATCAACTTTGTAGAACATGAAAATCCATTCTATGCATTAGGCAAACTTTATAGTTATGAATTGACATGTGAAATGTTCAGTTACAGTATGGAAAAAATTACTACAGGAAATACTGCTATTAATGAGATTTATGACAATGCCTTTAGAACCTTCTATAACCTATATGTGTACGATCTTATAGGTGCTACTTCATTCTATCAAGGACAATACGTACAACAAAGTGGTATTTCTGGTAGTTCTGGTGGATTTGGTCAAATTGAATCTTGGGGTGGTGAAACTTATAGTCCCGTTCGTATCAATATTATCAGCGGAAGCTTCAGTACGGCTTCCACGTTTAGAGCCCTCGGAGATACGGCTGGAGTCTACCAAGGGCTTACAGCGTCTATTAGCTCCATTATTGCTGATACTAATAGATACATGTCCTACGGACCCAACAAGACTCTCAAAGGAAATAATGAGGATTTTGAACAAGAAAGATTTGCAAATAATGTGGTCCCATTTGATAACACGGATCCATTCTCGGAAGGTAATTATTAATGTTTCAATATTACTACGGCGCATATCTCCGAAAAGTCGTTATTGCTTTCGGTACTCTATTCAATAATATCTATGTCGCCCATCCAGAAAGTGGAGTTGACAAAAATATTCGTGTTCCATTGACTTATGCACCCAAAGAAAAGTTCATTCGTCGGTTATTGGAAGAATCATCGATCACCGATGATACCAAATTGGGAATACGTTTACCACAGATGAGTTTTGCAGTTAATCAGATTGCCATTGACCCAAGCCGTAGACGTAACAAAGTAAATACTGATGTATATGATGTTGTTGGAAATCAAGGCAAACAAATGTTTGTTGAAGTTCCGATTAATATAACATTCAATTTGTTTATGTACACAAGACATATTACAGATACTTTACAAATTTCAGAACAAATTATTCCATATTTTAATCCAGAATTTAATTTAAAAATTAACTATGGTGCAAATAGAGATGATACAACAGTTCCACTGGTTATCATGAATGGTATTAATTTAAATGAACGCTACGATGGAGACTTCGGTAGTCGACGCCTAAATATGTCTAGTATTGGATTAATCGCTAAAGGTTATATGTTTGGTCCAGCCAATGGTAACCAGGCTATTCAGCTTCTTGAAGATTATGATCTTGATGTGCAAGCTATGTTAGAATAAAATGAAAGATGTAAATAAAAATTTAGAACAGTTTTTTCATATAGATTCCACAAACGAAACTACCAAACAAGAAATTGTAAAACCTGGTGCTACTGGACCAGCAAGTGAAGATTACGATTTTGCCAGACAGAATCTAAGAAATCTTATTTCTAGTGGGGCAGTTAGTTTAGAAGGAATAATGAAAGTTGCTATTGAATCTGATAACCCAAGAGCCTATGAAGTTCTTGCGACGATGATTAAAACAATAGCCGATATCAACGTAAATCTAATGGACGTATCTACAAAATTTGCAGAAACAAATAAAGTTACTGTAAAAAATAATACAAATAATTCAATATTTGTTGGTACAACCAAAGATCTCCAAGCCTTATTAAAAAAAGAAAAAGAGTATGTGGAGGCAGAAATAAATGAGTCAACCCAGAACAGGATATCGGTCAAACCCGAATCTTAAAGCACCTGGTATAAATGTCAATTATACTAAAGACCAATTTGACGAATATGTCAAGTGTGCTCGCGACCCAATTCACTTTATTGAAAATCATATTAAGATTGTTACACTCGATAAAGGTTTAAGTCCCTTTGTCTTATATGATTATCAAAAAAAGTTTATTCAGTCTATTCACGATAATCGATTTGTGGTATCAAAGTTTCCTCGTCAGAGTGGTAAGTCCAGTTGCGTACTTGGATATATCAACCATTATGTAAACTTTCATCCAGATGTTAAAGTTGCTATTCTCGCAAACAAACAAAAAACTGCAACTGAATTATTTAATAGACTTCAGTTAGCTTATGAAAATTTACCACAGTATTTGCAACAAGGAGTGCTTGAGTGGAACAAAACTTCACTAAGCCTTGAAAATGGTTCATCAGTTATGTGTGCGGCTACTTCGGCTTCAGCTATCCGTGGTGGTTCTTATAATTTTCTATTATTAGATGAGTTTGCATATCTGCCACAAAATATTGCAGAAGAGTTTTATGCATCTACGTATCCGACCATTTCGGCAGGTACTACCTCAAAAATTATAATTGTTTCTACTCCTCATGGATTGAATCATTTTCATAATACTTGGATTAATGCATGTCGCCCAGAAGGACATCCACTGAAGAATAAATTTGTTCCAGTAGAAATTAGCTGGAGACAAGTTCCTCTGTATCCGGGTGGTCCAAATAGAGATGATGCATGGAAAACAGAAACCATTGCAAATACCAGTGCAGAACAGTTCAACCAAGAATTTGAATGTTCGTTTATTGGATCTTCTAACACACTTGTTTCGTCATCTAAGCTAAACATTTTAGCTCCCAATGATCCTATTGAACAAACGCCAGAAGGTTTAAGAATCTTTGAACAACCGGATCCAAACGGTATTTATTTTATCATGGCAGACGTTTCTCGTGGACAGGGTCAAGACTATTCTGCCTTTATTGTCATCGAAGGAAGTCAATCACCATATAAAGTTGTTGCAAGTTTTCAAAATAATACCATCAGCCCGTTCTCTTTCCCAACCACTATTAAAGTGGTAGCTGAAAAATATAATGAAGCTTATGTTCTTATTGAGGTAAATGATGTCGGTGGACAGGTTGCATCAATACTTTACAACGATCTAAGTTATGAAAATTTGTTGATGACTCAAAATAAAGGAATGAAGGGTCAAGTATTGTCTCAAGGATTTGCTCGTGGTAGAGCTGAATTCGGTCTCAGAACAACTACTCAGACCAAAAAAATTGGTTGTGCTGTACTTAAACGGTTAGTCGAAGAGGATAAAATTTATTTAAATGACGAACGAATCATGAAAGAACTGATG